CTTCAGCATACTTTTCAGCATCACGGCTTGTCAATGCTCTATTATACGCTTCTAAATATTTTTGAAAATGTTTTCGGCGAATTCTACGTAATTGAATATTAAGATAGTTTAATACGGCTTCTATCTCTTGTAGTTGATTAAAACGATGTTCAGTGACGCCGGGGATAGCGGCAATGTTCTTTTCAACATTGCCGTATATCTTGACTTCTTGTTTAGCCGAAATCAATTCAGCTTCATAGTGAGTTATGAAATCAGGTATCACACCAAGATTTTGGGTGATGCGTGTATACCAGTTCATTTAATCCCATTCTTCGTCTTGGTCATCTTCTTCATAATCTTCATACGATTCTTCAGTATCTTGATGTGCTAAATTCTCTTTAAGAGCAGTTAGCATTTCTTTATCGCCTTTAAAGGCATCTTTGATATCTTCAGCTTCGTAATTATTATCAATCAGTAGATTGACTAGTGAATCGGCCGCATCAGTGCGGTCATTAAAATCAATATGCGAACGTAATACATCCCATACTTCTGCAACAAAATCTAATTTCATTCTGTAACATCCTCCTCCGATGATACATTACTTATCTTTGTTGTTGATTTTTGTGAGTACTCAGTCATAACTTTGTCTAAGCATCCATCAGTGTTTGCTTCCCAAGCTTTGCGAAACTTCTTAATGATTTCACCATCAAGTGTTGTGTAAACAAGACTGTTGCCTTCTTTCTTAACAAGTTCAGCCTTCTCAATCATATCTAATAATCCTGAGTAAGGGCTCATACCTGTTTCATAAGGAATCTTAACTTGAACTGATTCAAATGGTTTCGCATAACGAGTTTTCATAATCTTACATGCCGCACGAATACCTCGCACATCACTAATCTTATTACCATCTTCATCTTCTTTAAGTTTCAGTTTCTTCATAGCAACAACAATACTTGATGCGTAAACGAAACCTTGACCGCCTGAGATTTTATCATCTGGATCAAACATATCTTGACTAGCATATGTGTGATTAGTAGCAACTAAACCAATGTTCAATGAACCGAACATGTTTACACAGTTACGAACAAGTGCTGTCAGTGCTTTAGGCTTACGACCCATGTCACCCTTCATATCACCGGCCTCAAACTGATTCACATCGGTTGGTGTTAATAACATACCTAGACTATCAACTACAAACAATACCTTAGGACGATCTGTTTCTGGTAGTGCCTTGTAATCTTTAACGAACATAGAAATAGTTTTTCCTACTTCGTCAATCATAGCCATGTTAAGTTTTAACAATTTACTGTCATCTGTAGATACACCTAGCGCATGTAGCCACGCTTCATCCAGTGCATTTTCCGAATCTACTAATACTACAAAGATTCCTTGTTGTTGTGCGTGTCTAACGAGGTTTCCTGAGCAGATGAATGATTTGCCTGCTCCTGACTCTCCGGCAAAGACAGTAACTTTACCAAGAGGTACGCCTTTATTAAAGTCGCCGCTAATGAGATAATTGAGAGCATAATTTCCTGTTGAGATCCAATCTGTAGGGTCGTTAAATCCTATTGATAGACCTTCAATACTTTTTGTAATGTCCTTGCGGAACTTACTGAAATCAAAAGGTTTTGCCATTTTAATTATCCACTTCCATACTGAGTGCTTCTTTGATTACTTCAAAGAGTTCTGCTTCAGTAGCACACATAATTTTACAAGTTTTCCAATCATTCTCTTTGTCTCTTCCACCGACTTCAATCATAAAGCCGTTATCGTATCGATTGACTGTAAATGATTCATTTACTTTTTCTAGTTTATTTAATTTCTTAGCCATGTTATTCTCCTTGTTATTTGTGTACACCATTAGTATACACGTTAAATGGTTGCTTGTCTAGATAGTCAGGGCATTTGTCTGCGATGGTATCTAATTCATAGTCATTTGGGTAATGTCTTAGTGCGGCCCTAGCCCTGTCACGGATAAGACTAGGCACTCGCGGTGTACGACCTGGGTCGCATAGTTCCTCTAACAATTTTTTACCTTGCTTCAAGGCGCGGTAGCGTTCGTCTGGTAGTGTCATCGTGGTTCCTAAGGAAGGGAGCAATGCTCCCTATCCAATAAGTATTACTTATTTTGTCTAGCACGAATCATCGCTAGGATGTCCTGTGCTTTATCCGTTGAAGTTGTTTTTGGAACTTCAATAGGAGCCGATGCTGTCGTAGATGCTTCATCATCCCAAGGTGGTGTAGAAGTTCCTGCTACGGGTGTTGCTACGGGTGCGCTAGTTTCAGTAGTCGCTGTTGTTTTAGCCGTAGCACCTGCTGGTGCTTCTAGTCCCCAAGGACGATAATATGCTCCCCAACGTTCATTGTCGAACGGTTGACCATCAACTGATGCTTCAAACATTTCTTTGATGATACGCAATTCTGCTTCGCCGGGCTTCTTAGGCAAGAAGTCGGCTAAGTTAAACAAACCATGTGCTTCAATAGCGGCTTGTTCTGCTTCGGTGAGAGGACTCTCTTTACGTGCCCAGTTACTTGTAGAATAATCTGCGTAACCGCCCTTGCTTGTTTTCTTAATGTTAAAATCAAGACCACGCAAGAAGTCTGTTGGCAATTCTTCAATCTCTGGATCCATCAAACCAGATTTAACGATTGGGATGATTTGTGGGCTGATGATAAATCTACGAATAGGATTCGCAGGTGTCTTGTCATCACCTAGTGGGTTCTGACGAACAAAACCTTGGAATAGATAACTACGTTTCTTCCAATACTTGTTAGCCATTTCTTTCAATGTTTCATCTTTGTACCAAGGACGAACTTCTGCCAAAATAGGGCAGTTGTCACCATACATTTCTACGCATGGTACTTGTACTTCAATACGTTTAACGTTGGAATCACCCTTAACGCCATTGAATGGAAGTTTGATAATTTGTTTCTCTACCCAAAAGAAATCATTCTTTGAGTTGCCATCTGGTAAGAAACGAATGCTAGCAGTAGTGCCTTCATCCATATTCCAGTGTGCATAAACTGAGTTATCAGCTTGGGTGTTAGAACCCTTGTTTGTTGTTTTGTTTTCTTGTGCCGCGATACGAGCACGAATGTCTGCTAATGATGCCATGATATTTTCCTTAATAAAATTGAGATGGTCTCTGTTTTTAGTATTCGACACTCACCATGAATGTCTAACACAAGTGTAAGTATAGCAGTACTTTACTCTCATGTCAATAGTATTTATGCCTTATATGGGAAACCGCATATTTTTATGCGGTTTATTTACCCTTTTAGAATCGTTTCTTTGGCTTGTTTCGTCTGCGTGTAGCAAGTGTTTTGTCTGCTACTTGCTTTACAGCAGCCACTTGCGGTGTGGGCATTTGCGGCAATTGTTTTTGAATCATTTGCAACATCTTTGCATCAGCAGGATCATTTGGATTTAATTTTTGTCCACCGATCTTAACTGGTTCACTTGGTAATGTCTGAGTTGGTTGTTCAGGCTCACTTGGTATGTTTGCCTGCGGTGTCATATATGGATTAGGACGATCAGTTGTTTGTGGTACAGTAGAAGCAGTTGTTTGAGCCGCAGGTTGCGTAGTTGGTTGTTGTGCAGGTATTGGAGGTTGTCCCTTATCTACACGATATGCATTTACTTGTTCTAGTTCTTGAGGATTTAGTGCAGGTCCTCCTTGTAAACTTGCAGTTGCCTTTTTTAGTAACGCAAGGTCTGTCTGTGCTGTATTAATTTGTTGCGTTTGCTGTGCTTGTGCTTTACGTTGTACTGCAGGTACATTAGTATTCTGACCTACCCAATTTGGTGTAGTAGAAGCCGTTGTTGGTTGTTGAGGTGTTTGAATTGCAGGTTCAATCTTACGCTGTGCAGGTTGCTTTAATGGGTTGCCCATTATATCTACGCCCTTACCTTGACCTGCAGGTCTTGCGAACTGCTTAGTCAATGCGTTGTTGTATGATTTAGTAGTGACTGCACCCGGAGTGAACATACCACCTTGCGGATCAGTACCAGACTTTGATCCAGCAACGTTTTTACCGTTCTCACGATTTGCTTGACGTTGTGCCCTTACTGCGGCTGCGGCACGGTCTCTATCAAGTTGTGACTTGTAGTCACCGCCCATTGGATTCTGTACACGAACAACTTCATCAATACGCATTATTTTCTCACTAATCTTCTGATAGTATCCAAGTCGTCTTGACCTTCACCAACTAAGTCACCAATCGTTGCTGGCTTGTTAGCTTTAGGTCCTTTGTTGCGCCATTGACCTGCTTCACCTGTAGCATAATCACCGGCAAACTCACCTTCTGATACAGCTTGGTCTACATCGTGTATGTTCATATTCATCATATCACCATTTGATGTTTTTACCGTAACTGTGTTGCCATTTACTTTAACAACTGTTCCTTGAGATACTTTCATACCTGGGCGAATTTCAGTATCACCGTCACCTTCTTTAACAGGTTCTTCTTTCTTGCTATAGTGGGCACGAATGTTTTGCATTTCTTTTTCGCTAGCATGTTCTTGTCCTGCTTTGCGTAGTGCATCCATACCATCTTCACCATATTTTTTATCACCTAACCATGCTTGTAGTGCGCTTTCATCTACTTCTTCTTCTTTTGGCTTAGCCATGTTAGGCTTACCATGTTGTGCATGTGATGGGATACCAGCTTTCTTTTGTAAGTCTTTTAATAAATCTTCGTCACTTCCACCGCCTAATTTATCAAATACTTTACTGCCAACTTTTTTAACTGTGTCTATCATACCTTCATCAACACCACCCAATGAACGTTCTATTTGTTTGATCCAACCGCTTACGTCACTTGAACCAATTTCTTCAGTA